GCCATATCTGTCTGACGACCTGACAACGCCGCAGATGGACCCGCCGATAACCTTGGTTATTACTGATATTCATGTGGACTGTTACAAAATAACGGCTACGGCCCGCATGATGGACATCGGTAACAAGTCATTTCCGAGTGAAAACTATACCGTTAAAAACTATCCGGGATTAACACGATGACACATTTTGCTTGTAAATATATAGGCTTGCCCTGGGTTGCCGGTGCGCAAGGCCCTGATGAATTTGACTGTTGGGGAATGGTGCGCTGGATCCTGAAGCACGAATACGGCATAGATGTGCCGGCGGTAAATGTTAATCCGGATAATCTTAGGAGCGTTTTAATCGCATTCAAAAAGGATCCTGCTTTCCGGGCGTTTAATGAGGTTGAAAAACCGCAAGACGGTGATGTTGTACTGCTTCGTCAGTCGAAACATCCGGTTCATGCCGGCTTATGGTTAGACGCAGACGGCGGTGGTGTTTTACATTGTTGCCGCGATGCCGGTGTTATCTTTCAAGACTTACCATCAATGCGCCTTTGCGGGTGGCAAATAGACAGCTATTATCGTGAGGTCAGTAAGAACGGCTCCCTGTCAGCCAGGATTTATGAGGTTTGTGCCGAGAGGGACGGCTTGAAAGGGCAAGTCAGGGACTATGAGCGGGTCAGACGGGCCATTGGCCCGGAACAGGCGGACAGGATACTGGAGGCAGCTTACCAGCAGGAACAGGTCGAAAAGGAGCAGAAATGGGGTGCAAGGTCAAAAATAAGGGTAGGCGCACGATAATCACAAAAAATGGAGGTAATTTCATGGAAAAGTACATCTTTGACGAGGGCAACGGTCTGTGGTATGAGTTGCAGAGGGACTAACAATATTCGGGCGTGTGCGGCGGAAATCGTGGACACAGAAATTATTTGCGCATGAGGCCCCAAATCGGAGGGTGTCCCGGTGAATGCCCTCCTGATTTATTTGGGACAGCGGGTAAAAACTTCTTGCATTTTAGAGTGTGCTATGCTATACTGCTGTCATCATGATTTGAGGAGTCTATTCAACATGCGGCAAGGTATTCTTAAATAAAACTATAATCAAATAGTGGGAACAAAGGATTATGATAGTCCCTTTTGTAGGGGCTTAGTTTTTTGTACCCAATTTAAGAATACTTTTGCCTTATCAATTTTGACATATCCCCAGTGGTAAAAGTATTTTACTGCTGGGGATTTTTATGCCCTTCGGGGCAGTAAAGGGAGGACAATCACATGAAAATAATCAATATTGGAATTCTTGCCCATGTAGACGCTGGAAAGACGACCTTGACGGAGAGCCTGCTATATGCCAGCGGAGCCATTTCAGAACCGGGGAGCGTCGAAAAAGGGACAACGAGGACGGACACCATGTTTTTGGAGCGGCAGCGTGGGATTACCATTCAAGCGGCAGTCACTTCCTTCCAGTGGCACAGATGTAAAGTTAACATTGTGGATACGCCCGGCCACATGGATTTTTTGGCGGAGGTGTACCGCTCTTTGGCTGTTTTAGATGGGGCCATCTTGGTGATCTCCGCTAAAGATGGCGTGCAGGCCCAGACCCGTATTCTGTTCCATGCCCTGCGGAAAATGAACATTCCCACCGTTATCTTTATCAACAAGATCGACCAGGCTGGCGTTGATTTGCAGAGCGTGGTTCAGTCTGTTCGGGATAAGCTCTCCGCCGATATTATCATCAAGCAGACGGTGTCGCTGTCCCCGGAAATAGTCCTGGAGGAAAATACCGACATAGAAGCATGGGATGCGGTCATCGAAAATAACGATGAATTATTGGAAAAGTATATCGCAGGAGAACCAATCAGCCGGGAAAAACTTGCGCGGGAGGAACAGCAGCGGGTTCAAGACGCCTCCCTGTTCCCAGTCTATCATGGCAGCGCCAAAAATGGCCTTGGCATTCAACCGTTGATGGATGCGGTGACAGGGCTGTTCCAACCGATTGGGGAACAGGGGGGCGCCGCCCTATGCGGCAGCGTTTTCAAGGTTGAGTACACCGATTGCGGCCAGCGGCGTGTCTATCTACGGTTATACAGCGGAACGCTGCGCCTGCGGGATACGGTGGCCCTGGCCGGGAGAGAAAAGCTGAAAATCACAGAGATGCGTATTCCATCCAAAGGGGAAATTGTTCGGACAGACACCGCTTATCAGGGTGAAATTGTTATCCTTCCCAGCGACAGCGTGAGGTTAAACGATGTATTAGGGGACCAAACCCGGCTCCCTCGTAAAAGGTGGCGCGAGGACCCCCTCCCCATGCTGCGGACGACGATTGCGCCGAAAACGGCAGCGCAAAGAGAACGGCTGCTGGACGCTCTTACGCAACTTGCGGATACTGACCCGCTTTTGCGTTGCGAAGTGGATTCCATCACCCATGAGATCATTCTTTCTTTTTTGGGCCGGGTGCAGTTGGAGGTTGTTTCCGCTTTGCTGTCGGAAAAATACAAGCTTGAAACAGTGGTAAAGGAACCCTCCGTCATTTATATGGAGCGGCCGCTCAAAGCAGCCAGCCACACCATCCATATCGAGGTGCCGCCCAACCCGTTTTGGGCATCCATAGGACTGTCTGTTACACCACTCTCGCTTGGCTCCGGTGTACAATACGAGAGCCGGGTTTCGCTGGGATACTTGAACCAGAGTTTTCAAAACGCTGTCAGGGATGGTATCCGTTACGGGCTGGAGCAGGGCTTGTTCGGCTGGAACGTAACGGACTGTAAGATTTGCTTTGAATACGGGCTTTATTACAGTCCGGTCAGCACGCCGGCGGACTTCCGCTCATTGGCCCCGATTGTATTGGAACAGGCATTGAAGGAATCAGGGACGCAACTGCTGGAACCTTATCTCTCCTTCACCCTCTATGCGCCCCGGGAATACCTTTCCAGGGCTTATCATGATGCGCCGAAATACTGTGCCACCATCGAAACGGCCCAGATAAAAAAGGATGAAGTTGTCTTTACTGGCGAGATTCCCGCCCGTTGCATACAGGCATACCGTACTGATTTGGCCTTTTACACCAACGGGCGGAGTGTGTGCCTGACGGAACTGAAAGGGTATCAGGCCACTGTCGGCGAGCCAATCATCCAGCCCCGTCGTCCAAACAGCCGTTTGGATAAGGTGCGCCATATGTTCAGTAAGATTCCTTGATACGCCACAGCAAGGATGGTTATTGCATTTCCCTGCCTTTCGTGGTAAAATGTAGTTGTAAACCACCAGAGAAAACAACAACCCTGCTACCCCCCGTTATCACCACCGATAACAATTTGATAACAGCCCATCGTATAGGGCTGGATAATATGGACACATCAAATAATCAAAAAAATGAGGTATCAAATTTATGAAGCAAAATCCGTTAAATATGATGCCCAACAACGAGTAAAAGGAAAATAAATGATTTACTTTTCACACATTACAAACCCTTTTCAGCCGAATAAGGGTCGGATAGACAATGTCCTTGATGACGGCAAAACCGTTTGGGACATGGTCCGGGAACAGAAAGTGGACCTTTCGCGCCCGACAATATGTATGATAGACGGTGCCGCAGTCCTCAGAAAGTTTTGGAACGATACCGTTCAGCCGAAATCCTTGGTCTGCTTCATCACTTTACCACAAGGCGGTGGCGGTAAAAAGTCATCAAACCCTATTCAAGTTGTTTTGATGGTGGCCGTTGTGGTTGCTTCTGTTTATACTGGCGGTGCTGTAGGAGCAGCTTATGGTGCTGTATGGGGTGGCGTTGCGGCGGCCGGTGTCTCTATGGCCGGGAGCTTTTTGGTTAATACATTTGTTCCCACCCCAAGGGCATCGCTTAATGGTTCAGGCTCGGCCAACTCCATAGCGGCACAAAGTCCGACATACTCTTTGCAAGCGCAAGGAAACCAAGCAAGGCTCGGTAGTCCGATACCGGTCATTTACGGGCGGCACCTGATTTATCCGGATTTTGCCAGTCAGCCATATTATGCATATGCGAATGATGAACAGTATGTTTATCAGCTCCATTGCATTGGTCAAGGTGAATATAACATCGAACAAATAAGAATTGAAGATACTCCGATTGATTCATTTGAAGAGATTACATACAAAATAATCAATCCGGGCGAGCAAAACACGCTCTTTCGTGATGATGTTGTGACTTCGCCTGAAGTTGCCGGGCAAGAACTGCTAAAAGATGAGGTATGCGGACCTTTTGTATTAAATCCGACAGAAAGTGTAATCGATAAAATAGAGATTGATGTAGCTTTTCAAAGAGGCCTTTATTATGCAAACAACAACGGAGGCATGGACAATAAAACCATTCAATGGCGCATTGATGCAAGGCTAATTGACGATGAGGATTTACCCCTTGGTGATTGGTTTACACTGGGTAGCGAATCATTTACATCAAATAACCACAATAGCATGTTCCGCACTTACTCATATGCTGTCGCCAGCGGAAGATACGAGGTTCGCGCCGTTCGTTTAGATGTCAAAGACACATCTTCACGCGCCGGACATGAAATTAGATGGGCTTCGGCAAAAGGGTTTATTGTATCGAGCCCAAGTTACGGCGACGTAACATTGATCGCCATTAAAATGAAAGCCACAAACAACCTGTCACAACGTTCAAGCCGCATGCTTAACTGCATCGTGACAAGAAAATTGCCGACATGGTCGCCGTCTGGTGGCTGGACCGGCAGAGTGCCGACACGCTCTATTGCGTGGGCTATAGCCGATATCTTAAAGGCCAACTATGGTGCAAGGCTGACAGATAAGTCCATAGATCTTGAAGGTTTATACCGGCTGGATCAGATTTGGGCCGCACGCGGTGATACGTTTAATGCCGTCTTTGATTCCAAGTTGACGGTTTATGATGCCTTGTCGCGAACCTGCAAAGTCGGACGTTCCGTTCCTTATATCCAAGGCGGCATTGTTCGCTTTGTCCGGGACGAGCCAAAATCAATACCGGTTGCATTGTTCGGGCCAAGAAACATCGTTAAAAACAGCCTGACAATTCAATACATCATGCCGTCTGAAGATACAGCGGACAGCGTTTGCGTTCAATATTTTTCGGACCGTACATGGAAGAACTCGGAAATAACCGGCAGTTTTGCAGGATCCAGCTCGGATAAGACGGCAACGGTTGAGCTTTTCGGCTGTACCGATAAAAACCAAGCTCTCCGGGAGGCTGTCTATATGGCGTTGGCCAACCGATATCGCCGGCGCATTGTGACGTTCTCAACCGAACTGGAAGGTCTGATCCCGAGCTATGGGGATTTGATTTCTATCACACACGATATGCCGCATTGGGGAACCGGCGGTGAAATCCTGTCAAAAAATGACATGACTTTAACGCTATCCGAACCGATTGAGTTTACCAATGGCCAAAATCACTACTTGGCTTTAAGAACTCGGACCGGGAGCCTGTCCGGACCATATCGCGTAACAGCCGGATCACTGCCAAATGAGGTCATCTTACAAGATACGCCTGACATTGAAATTGAGACCGGCACCAACTCAGAACGAACACATTTTGCCTTTGGAACTCAGGATAAATGGGGAACTTTGGCACGCGTTACCGGGATAAAACCGCGTTCAGGTAAAGTTGAAATCACAGCGGCAATTGAGGACTCAAGAGTTCACACCAACTAAGAAAGGACAAACAATGGATTGGATTCAATTTTTACAGATCATCTGCGTACCGGCCTTTGGCTGGTTTTTTTATAAGCTCGGCGAGCAACGCAAGGAGATTAAAACTCTCGAGCGTGACCTCAACGAGTTCAAAGTTGCGGTGGCCAAGGAATATGCCACTCAGGTTAACATCAATCGCCTAGAGACAAAGATTGATGAATTACATCAGCTTTTATGGGAAATGCACAATGAACACACCACGCGGCATAAGAAATAATAACCCCGGGAACATCCGTTGGGGGTCGGACTGGAAAGGATTAAAAAAGGACGGGAAACATCAAGACCCGTCCTTTTGCGTATTTGAAACACCGGAATACGGTATCAGGGCGTTGGCCAAATTACTTCGTAACTATCAGCGGCTCTATGGCCTGAACACGCCCCGGAAGATTATCAGCCGGTACGCACCACCGAATGAAAACGAAACAGTTTTGTATATTGACTGCGTGTCCCGGCAGTTAAACATCACTCCGGACACACCGGTTGACCTTACGGAAGATGGTGTCTTGCTGGTCTTTATCAAGGCGATTATCAGACATGAAAACGGCCAGCAACCATACTCTAATGAAACTCTATTGAAAGGAATACAAATGTCATGAAAAAGCGGCTTTGGATCCCGGTCCTCGGGTGGATCCTGTGTTACGGGTTTCTGCACAACTGCCTGATCTCGCCCATATGGGGCTTGCCGGTAGTGGACTGGGAGTATTTATTAACAGCCATGGGCATTTTACTCGGTGTCAGTGGCGTACGAGATATTGGGTTAAAGGAAAGGAAAAAACAAGATGTGGTATCAGATCACAAACCTTTGGAATAAAAGTAAATACTGGATAATTGCCGGAGCGGTGGCCGTTTTATACATACTTGGCTACCGACGCGGTAAGGAAAAAGAACAAGTAAAAGTAATGAAAGGAACGTTGGAACATGTCAAAACAGCTAAACAAAGTCGGGATAACCTGGCTAGCCTTAAGCGCATTGAGCGGTTGCACAACAAATATAAACGGTGATTTTTGCCTTTTATACGAGCCGGTCTATGCAGATTATGAACACGACACCCCGGAAACAGTCCGTCAAATTGATAGGAACAATGTAGTTTATGACGATTTATGTACAAATTAAAAGATTTTGTTTGACCTTTCATGCAAAAATAGCTCGAATCATAAG